CACGTATGCTGGGCTCGCGCTGCTCCAGGCAATGTTTTATTAGCTACAGTTAGCTGTGTCCAACCACCTATTTTTTCAGGTAAGCCATATCTAAAACGAACAAAATCACCATCTATCCATTCGCCTTCTGCTCCTGATGCTGTAGTTTGTTTATTGAATCCTGGTTTAAAACCTAACTTCTTTAATGCCATAATTTTAGTATTATACTAAATTACACAGTAAATACTAGCCTAATTTATGTTATATATAAGTAGCAACTAATACTACTCTTGCTCCTTTATTTGGAAAATAATGATAATGATCATTATCATCAAAACAAAAACCTTTAAATTTTTCAGGAACTATTTCTTTGATTAATTTGCCTTTTTTATCTAAAATACAAGTTTTAGATTCTTTATCAGCATCATTTAAATAAATAATAATTTGTTTGTGTTTAAAAGTATGATCTCTGTGCGCTTGTGTTCTGGGAATACTAGTTTTAAAAGTAAGATTGTAAGCTATTCTTGTAAAAAAATATGCTTTTTCATTAACGGATAATAAAAAATTATTAAGAATATCTATAGTTTGATCATAAATTTCTGGTGTTGTATTAATTACATCTTTTAAATGCCTGTTTTCTAATCTGTTCAATACAACGTGAACTAAAAATAAATAATCTAAATCTTTGCAATCAGGTTTTGTATAACAAAAAAAATAATTAAAACTTTGACCTAAAACAATTTCATTAATAAATTTAATATTAGATTCTGTTAAAAATTTTTTATTTTCTTTAAATAATTTCATTTCTCTAATATAATATTCCAATCTAATTCTTTTAATAAAGAATGTAAATATACTTTTGTAAGTTTATTTTTTTTAATATATTTATGTAATTCTTCTAAATCTAATATAACCCATTTATCTTCCATTTCTAAAACCATTTTATCTGCTTTAGCATCTGTCCTACCTTTTTGAGCTGGTGTACCATCAGGTAGTTCAAACATATCTCTAACATCATATTTGTAATATGCATTCCTGTCTTTCAATATACCTGCAATATTCCAAGATGTTTTTTCTTTTGGGTATTCTATTGCGGTTAGATATTTAGAAAACCTATCTAATATCATTTTTATTTTTTAAAATAATTAGGCAATCCTAAATGGGGTCTTTTATCAAATTGATTTAATTCTGCTTCTTTAGAAACATTATTATAATGTAAAAAAACTTGTATGCAATTTTCTCCTTTAAAAGGTTCTCTCCAATGCTCTAATTCCATACCTTTGTAAATAAGCATATCTCCTGGTTTTAAATTAACTTCAATACCTTTCATTCCTTCTTTACCAGATGGCTCTAAATAGATTGGCCAATCATCACCACCTAGATTCATAGTGGTAGATATTTCACAACTAAATCTATCTTTGTGTCTTTTTAAAACATCTCCTTTTTTATATATTCTTGCATAAGAATAAGTAGGGATTAATTTTAATTTAGTGTGTTTTTCCATAACAGGTTTAACCCATTCTAGTAAAGTTTCCATCGCTATGTCCGCATAATGAGAATAAGTATCTGGTACTTGTGGGTCATTCCATACACCAAACTCGGTTGTAAATTGTGAAATGTATCTTTCATTAAATAAAGTTTCTGCAACTTTTCTTTTTAATAAAAAATAATCTTTAACAAATTTTGCAAGTTCTGGTGATATTGCATTTTTTAATATAGTATATTTATTTTTATTAAAGTTCATATTATTTAAAAGGATAACCTAGATTCCATATTACTAAGCTATACCTTACTCCTTTCGTTACTGGTTTAACTCTATGCCACACAAAGCTGGGGAATACTACCAATGAACCTTTAGGAAGTATTTCTTTACAAATTCTAAAACTAGGTTTTTTGTTAGGGTCTTGATCTCTAAAATCAAATTCTAGTTCTCCACCTTTATATTCATTTGGATTAGATAAATTAACTGTTACAGATAGTTTTCTAATTTTTCCTTTAGCTGGCCCATCTTCTGTATAAGGCATAGGAAAACTATCGTAATGCCAATCATAATATTGACCTTTTTTATATTTTGTAAATTGACAAGATTCTGACCAATCCCATTCAAAATTCCAACCTGCACTTTGATTTGCGATATTAACATAGGGCTGTATTTCCTTGTATATCCATCTATCACTCATCCAAACGATATTAGAATTTCTTTTCTTTTTTAAATCTTTTATTTCTTTTTTTGTTAAAGGTTGTTTATCTAAATCTCTATTTCTTGTATAATTACCAGTAAGCGCCAACATTTCTTTTTCTTTTAATATTTTCCCATATTGAACAATCTCATCACAAATTTTGTGAGGAATTGCATTTTGAAAATACCAATAATAATTAGAAATATTCATACGTTATTGTTTGAACAAAGTTTAAATTATTTTTTTGATTGTTTAAAATAATATACATATTATTTGATGGAAACATAATAAACATATTATTTTTTAATTTTATATCGCAATATTTTCCTTTCCTTCTATTATCATCATAGTATATTTTAACCATACAATCAACGGTGTTAACACCATATAAACAAGTATAATCAGGAGAGTTTTTTAAATTAAATGGATCTACATTTAATAATGGTTCTGTTATTTCATTTGGAACATAAACATTTCCCCAAGTGTCTTTATTAGCTAATTTAATTTCATAATTTAAACCTGCATAATCTATAATATATGTATTTAATTTGTTCCAATTTGTGCAAACAATAGATTTTTTATTATAAAAAGATTCAAAAATTGATTGAGATAATTCTAATGAATTTATTTCAAAACCTTTAGGCATTGAAACATTACCATAATATAAAGATTGTTCTGTTAATACTTTCTTATGCATACCTTATGGTATATTAAATTAAAAATCGTTTATCAATTCCCAAACTTGATTTTCTTCATTCCAAATATGATGTAACAAATCCCATACTTGGTTTTCTTCATTCCAATGATAACCCCAAGACTGAACACCTGATGCATTTTGTGAAATTTGTTCTTCTGTTAATTGTGGAGCATCTCCAATTGGAGATTGCCATCTAGCTTCTGAAATATTTTTAACCCAAGATGCATATGGTTTTTTAGGCCAAAAAATTTGATTTTCTTGATCCCAAGTATAACCAATTCCTGCATAATTACCTCTAAATGGAATACCACCTAATCTATGTGTATTTTCTACAGTGTTATATGAAGTTTGAACCCACAAATGAGCTGGCCAATTATGATGTTTTTCTAAATATTGTTTTCCTACTGTTTCGTTTTCTACTCCATTAGAATCAAGCATACTTACATTATTTAATGTCAATACTTGTAAAACTTTATTATCTTCTGAAATTTTTGCAAAATGTGCCATATATTTTTTATCCTTTGTATGTCCCTGGCCCTGTAAATACTAAAACTGTATCTGTACCACCAACACCAGTAGTTACTGTTGGACTTCCAGTTGTAACGCCTGAATAATCTGCGTCTGGTACACGAATAATAACTACTCCTGAACCACCAATACCCCCATTTGTTGGAGATTGAGCGGCACCCGCACCATTTCCAGTGTTTGCTGTTCCAGGGTTAGTTGGTGAACTACCATTATAACCTCCACCTACTGCTCTTGTTGCAGGAGTTCCAGTAATTGATGAACTTAATCCTAAACCACCAGTTATAGGAATTGCATATGGCTGATTGTAGACACCATCTGTACCATTTCCACCAGCTCCACCTCCGCTAGACCCTTGACCGTTTGTTGAATCTGTACCATTACCACCATCGAAACCTTGATTAGCAGTTCCAGTTCCTCCTAGTCTATAATCACTAGAACCAACAGCGGATCCTCCGCCACCCCCTGAACCTCCTGGGTCACCAGGACCAGAGACTAATTGAGCTGGCCCTGGTATATTATTACCATTACCATTACCACCAACTCCGCCACCTGTAGATGTTATAGTTGTTATGTCTGAACCAGAAAGAGAACTAACGCTACCTGGAGAACCTCTTGTTGTAGTACCAACACCACCAGAACCACCACCACCTATTGAAACTGTGTAAGTTGTTCCACCAGTAAATGTTAATTTACTTTCAGTTGCTGAATTTCTACCTGATGTTTCTGATGCGTAAGAATTTCTATATCCTCCAGCTCCTCCACCGCCACCTCCATTGGTGCTTGGTGATGGTGCTGGTGAAGAAGCTCCACTACCGCCACCTCCAGCTATTACTAAATAGCTTGCTTCGTATTCTTTTTTAGCTCCACGGCCAAAACCACCTTTGGATCCTGCTCCGAATGAACCTATAATCGGCATCTTTCTAATATCCTCCTATTATGCAAACTGCGTTTGCGCTGCTAACACTGTGAAAGTTGATCCTGCAGTTTTAATTGCAGTGTATGTGTAAACATCATTTGATGAAACGTTTCCAGATGTTGGTGCGCTTCCGCCTTGCCAAACTGGAGTTACTCCTGTTCCATCAACTTTTACTGTTGCGTTATAGTACGCTGTTGCGTTTTGCTTAGAA